AGTTATGAAAATACAACTAATGCTAACATTGGCGCCCAGTTTAATAACTTTAATACACTAAATGCTAACGTTGGCGCATATCAAATTTGGGCTAATGCCAATGTAGCAAGCCACCAAACAGCAATTAATAGTTTATATACAAATGCCAATGCTAATACGGCGGCATATTTAACAACAGCTACAATTAATACCACAGGTAATATTACTGGTGGAAATATTACCAGTGCAGGAACAGTAACGGTTGGTAATTTAGTAGTTACTGGCAATACTTCTTTAACTAACTTTACTAACGGCAATACCAATGTTAATGTAACACCGGGTATATTCTATGTAAACATTGGTGGCGTAAGCATATTCCAGGTTACCAGTGCTGGATTAATCATGGGTGCACCTATTAGTATGGGCGGATTTGGTATTGGTGGACTAGCTACCCCGTCTGCGAGTGATGGCGCAGCAACTAAGGCCTATGCCGATGGGGCTGCCACAACTAGTGCTGTGCCAAGCGGAGATTTAGGAACAGTAAGTGGGTCAAATCAAGTTGATGCATTTAATCAGAGCATCACTCCGTATACTGTTTATGATATGTTGAATACCCCAACTGGGTCAGTATTAACAGTAGATTATGAAAATACTACTAGTGGTAGTAACTACGTAGCTAAGAACCCAATTTAATTGATAAATACTCAATAGGAGAATAGGAAATGCCAACAGTATTACAACATAGACGAGGAACCACTACCCAGAATAACAGTTTTACTGGTGCTGTTGGCGAACTTGCTATCGACACAACCTTAAATGTGGTTGTTGTTCAAGATGGTACAACTGCAGGTGGTTTCCCACAAGTTAATACTACAAGTACACAAACCGTTTATAATAAAACATTTCCTGTAATTTCTGGTGTAACAGTATATTCTGGAAATTTGGTAGCTAACTCTGCTACCGCAAGTACAAGTACAACCACTGGCGCACTAGTTGTAGTTGGCGGAATTGGTGTTTCTGGTAACATTTTCTTAAGTGGCAACGTAGTTGGTAACGGTAACGGCGCATGGACTATACCAGTTGGTACAAGTGTTCAACGTCCCGGACTGGCTAGCCAAGGTATGATTCGTTACAATAGTACGATCAGCTCGTTTGAAGGATATGGCGCTGGTAGTGCTTGGTCAAGTCTAGGCGGTGTTAAGTCTGTTGACGGATTTGCTACAATTACAGCTGAAGCCAGTGCAGGCGCCAGTGACGATGTACTTCGATTTTATTCTGGTTCCACTGGGTCAAGTGTACAAGTAATGTGGGCAAGTGCTGGTAACATCAGTATTTTACCTTCCACTACATCAACTAGTACAACAACAGGCGCACTACAAGTAACAGGCGGCATTAGTACACAAGGTAACTTATACGTTGGCGGAAATTTAGTAGTAACAGGAACACAAACATTTTTAAATACAGAAACATTAACCGCTACAGAATATGCTACAACAATTAATGCTACAAACTTATATGCCAGCACAATCGGTAACACTGGTGCAACATTAACTGGTACATTAAGTACTGCTACACAAAATAGTGTAACAACAATGACTGGACTAACCTCATTTGGTACTGCCGGTGTAACAACAACGGCCGCAGGCAATTTTACTATCACTGGTTGTTTGACAGTTAATGGTACAACTACTACAATTAACAACACCACAGTCGAAACAACAGAATATGTAAGTACAATTGATGCAACAACAGTACGTGCTACAACACTTGGTAACACTGGTGCAACATTAACTGGTACACTATCAACAGCAAGTCAACCAAATATTACAACATTAGCTGGTGTAACAAGCATTGGTGCAAGTGGGTCAACTACTTTAACTGGTACACTATCAACAGCAAGTCAACCAAATATTACAACATTAGCTGGTGTAACAAGCATTGGTGCAAGTGGTAGTACAACATTAACTGGTATTTTACAAACAGCGGCACAAACAAACATTACCTCAGTTGGTACACTAACTGGATTAACAGTATCTGGCGCTATTGTGCCAAATGCCAATGCAACCGTTAACTTAGGTAGTACAAGTGCCTACTGGAATGCATTATATTCGGCATCAGCAACACACAATAGTATAACTGTTGGTGGCCAAGGTATTTTACCTGCTGCCAACGTTGCTGTAAACATTGGTAGTTCAAGTAGTTGGTTTAACAATATTTACGGTACTGCCATTCATGCTGCTTATGCGGACTTAGCAGAAAATTACACAGCCGATGCAGAATATGCACCGGGTACTGTGGTTGTATTTGGCGGCGATAAAGAAATTACAGTAACAACAACAAGCCACGATACTCGAGTTGCTGGGGTTATTTCTACTGACCCAGCGTATTTAATGAATGGTGCAACTGTTGGATTACCAGTGGCAATGACTGGACGTGTTCCGTGCCAAGTACAAGGTCCAGTAACCAAAGGACAAGTTTTAGTAACAAGTGCCACAGCTGGTGTTGCTGAGGCAATTGATAATACGAGGTTTTTACCCGGTTGTATAGTAGGTAAAGCACTAGGCGCAATAAATACTAATAGTATAGAGACCATAGAAGTGGTCGTGGGAAGATTCTAATGCAACAATTAAAACAATTATATCGTAGTAACTATGCAGGTGAAAACATTGTTTCACAACTAACACTTGTTGGCGGGGATTGGAATCCAGAAGTTGAGTTTGTACCAAACCAAGTTTTTAGTACACACACTACTACTCAAGCGGTAGTCATTGGCAATGGCGAAAGTCGTCAAGATTTTAATCTACAATTAATCAGCGATCACCGCGGTGGCCTACTTGCTAAAGACAAGTTACAAACCTATGGGTGCAATGCGCTATACAGAGATTTTACTCCAGATTTTTTAGTAGCAGTGGGCGATGAAATTATAAAAGAAATTGCCAACTCTGGATATACTAACGATAACATTGTATATACTAATGCCGGTGCAGTATTAGACCACCCGGGTAAATTTTATCTAGTTCCACAAAACGCATCTTATGATGCAGGTAGTTTAGCTGCTTATATGGCATGTTTTGATGGACATACAAAGGTATTTTTAATGGGCTATGATGGATATGACAATCATCACCAACACGCTGGTAGCAATTACAATAACATGTATAAAGACACTAATGGTTATTTGAACAACACAGAAAATCAAAATGGAAAATTTTTAACTACAACATTACAAAATGTTGTTAAGACATATAGTGATGTTGAGTTTATTAGAGTCATGTCCGAAAGTACATCGTGGATTCCTGAAGAACTAGAACCGTTAGCAAACTTTAGACAAATTAGTTATAACGATTTTACTTTTGAAGCAGACTTGGGTGCTGTTGGTGCACCTGGTTTCTAATTCAATATAGATTCTAAAGTCTTAATCTTACGCTTAACAATATCAAAATTAAAACTACGCCAAAGCCCAGGATGTAAGGGCTTTGGGTGGTCATTTAATTCTACCCAACAATATCCACGATGCTCATCATTTAACGTTGGAACAAATTCCTGATCTACTTTAACTAAAAACGTATAGTAAATAAATTTTTGATTGTCTGCGGTAAATGTTTCTAAGGGGATAAATTTTTTGTTAGTGTAGTTAACACCAATTTCTTCTTGTATTTCTCGAACCAGTGCTTGTATAACAGTTTCGCCCAGATCAATTTTACCACCGGGTATTCCCCAATGTCCTTGCTGACGTGATTTATTACGTAGTAAGAAAAGATATCGATTAGTGGACTTAGCGTAAACTAATGCGCCAACGCCTTCTAGATGTCGATCGCTCATTAAAGCACCAAACTCCAACTACCAGCTGGATAAAATCCTTCATAACTCTTAACCCATGCTGTGCCAGTCCAACGATATTGAACCGTGGTATTTAGATTAGTAACGTACTCTGGTGTTGAAATTTGGTGGCTATCAAAAATCACTGTCCAGTAATTGCCGTTGTATTCAATAATGTCATTGGCATTAGCAAGTAAATTAGTTCCCGGCACTCCCGCCCAAGCAACAGCACTTTCACTATCCCCGTCGCCAATTGGATTAAGAATTAAATATCGAGTACCTGTAGTAGGATTTAATAAACTAGACCCAGTGTTATTAACATTTTCTACTTTAACAGTAAATGGATCAATTACAGCATTAACCGCCGGTAAAGTATTAGTTGGCAATGTTCCTGCAACCGGAGTAAACAATAAATTATAATTGTCAGTTGGATCATACGCAACGTGTCCGACAATTTCATGTGGACCAGTTGGGCTATCAAATGTTAATCTGACTTGACTAATACCATTGGTTAATTTACCATATAGCACTACTACGTCCTTCCACGCCACACGATTGCCGTAAATATTTCCATTGCTTTCGTGTGCCCCGGCTCGGTAAGCCTGTAAACTATTTCCCATGTATAATAGTTCATAGTTCATTGGTGTAGTTCGTTGACTAATCATTAGACCGTTTAAGTTGGTAACAACATCATCGTTGAGTTCGCCTTGTGCACCAAACACGTTAGCAACAACACTAGTAATAACGCCCATTTTCTTAACCTTAGCTGGTAAACTAAGCCAAATTGGCATCTCAAAACTCATTGTAGCAATATCAATAGTATCACCATCTGCGCCCATTGGCACAGTACGATTACTATAAGTTACGTCAGTTAAAAATACAGCACTTAAACTTCCCCAATCAACATAATTGTCTGAATTTTGTATTTCTAATGCCGGATTAAACAGCGGAGCAAGTTGCTCAATGATTTGATGTTTTTGTTCTGTGTTGCTAGTCCATATATCTAACTTCATTGCTAATTTATATGGTGACGGCATTAAGCGTTCAACGGTGTACAATCCATCTTGTGTACCGGTGTAGGTTTGATTTGCAACATCATACGCCTGCTCTCTGATGCGTATACTTCCTTCGTACGAAGGATTTAACACACGTTCACGATCGTAAGTTAATGCACTGATATAAGCAGCCATTGCCGGCACGGCATTAAGTGTATTTTCACTATTGCCTTTAAGTATCATTGCAGCCTGACGACTAACATCACCATAGTAAACAGGCACAGTTTGTAATGCAGTATTACCATTAGCGTCTTGCCCAAACTCTACTTGAAAATTTGAGACCATACGTATAAATTGTAGTACAAATCTACGAACTTGACCATCGTATGCATATTGAACTAGTGCCATTAATTATCTGCCTTGGGAGTTAGTACTTTACTTAAACTCTGACGTTCGTTATGTGTGACGCCATGACTATCTGTAAATGTGTTAGTGTTATTTACATAACCGGCACGTTGAGTTAGATTATTTGTGGCACCCGGTGTAATGTTAGTACGAACATTATCCTCAATCTTGCGCCAATACTTGCCATCAAATCTAAATAGACGATTAGGCAAATAATCTAAACGCAAATAGTAGTCGCCAGTGACCGGATTAGAAGGGAAACTAATCCCAGCGCCAGTTACCACCCGATTTGGAGCCTTGCCGTCACCGGTTAGGTAACCTTCAATCTTATAATCTGGGCTAGGTATAGCCGAGTCTGCGGTAATAGCAGTTTGGTCAGCAGTAGTTACGGTGTCGTCTGCGGTAGTAACAGCATCACCAATGGCCTGTGTCTTGCCGGGATTAGTAGCCAGAGTATACATGGTACTAGTATCGTAGCCCGATAATGGTACATCAATTTCGGCTTGTGTAATAATAGCTTCGTTAAGATTCATATACTTGTCGTAAGTACTTAGAACCTGTCCGATTGTTTGATTGGTTGTATCACCAGCTTTAATATTGTTAAGAATATCCTTGTACTCTTGACTATCTACTAACGGATTTAACTTAACACGCCACAGGTGCGGCCACCATGTTGGGCTAAAACCCTCTGATGCAAAACTAGCATCGCCAACTACATAATAACGTTTTAGTGCTGCCGGTAAATCACCATCCAAGGCATCATAATCTTTAAGGTGTTGTAACTCTAATACGTCACCGGCAATTAACTTACGACCAATCTGGTCAACCATGTCGCGTAAATGGAACATCATAAAGATAGTTCCAGTTTGCAGGAACAAGCCAAATTGGCTTAGGTCGAAGTCTTGGTCGGCACGTTGATAGATGCCACGCATTTTATAAACATCGTGATCATACTTGCGATCTCGATTTTCTGTCCAAAGCAGGTCTTGGATGTTTAAGGCACTTTGATTTGGATATGCTGGCTTAGTAGCATCTACGCTAAATCCAATGTTGGCGCCAGCGGCTATAGTAGTGGTAGTTGAAACGCTTAACGTGATAGCTGTACTAGTTGTTGATGTCACGGTAGCGCCAGACGGAATACCGGTACCATATGCAAACATACCAGTTTGAATGCCTGTGGTGTTGCTAAATGTTAATTGTATATCCGGAGTAGATTGCGCGGCGCTGGTAGTTTGGAACAATCCTTGGGGATTAGTACCTAGGTACTTGTTTAATAATACCCCAGTACCACCAATGGTAAACATTTCGGATATGCGACGATCCATGAACTTATAATCATTTGAGTGTTTACCATCTTGCCAAAGGCTTAAACGTGCCATATTAAATCCTGTTATTAGCATATTTATCTACAGTTGACCGGTAATTGTCAAAATGTTATAATGTAGTATGAAATCGGATTCTACTCTAAAACACCGTTTGGACGTTATATTTTTCCAAATTATAGAGATAGCCCCAAATATGCGGGAGGATATGCGACGACTGTGGCGCCCGGCTAGAGCATTATGGGACGAGTTAGATAAAGAGTTAGTAGAATGCCGTAGACACAATAAACCCACAGTTCGATACCATGAAATAGAGCAAGATTTATTGAATCGAATAGAATTAATGGAACAATATATAACTTTTGCTACATTATTGACACCCGGTGATAATTAATGTATAATAGCATATGACTTTACTTTTTCTTGACACTGAGTTCACCGATTTTCCCGAAAGCGAATGCGACTTGATTGCAATCGGCTTGGTAGCAGAAGACGGTCGTGAATTCTATGCTGAACTAACAGACTACAGGCAAGAAGCGTGTAGCGGATTTGTTCAAGAAATAGTATTGCCATTATTAAAGCAACACAAGGATTGTGTAGAAGGCACTCAGTGGGAAGTGGCACGAGCACTTAACGAATGGTTGCAACCATACGAACAAGAGTGCACCGTCTGTTTTGATTACAGCACTGATTGGTATTTAATGGCAAAGATGCTATTATTACTACCCGATGAAGATCGACCAATGTTTTTAACAACTAAGAATATCTGGGGCGACTTGGATATAATGGCATTAGATTATTATTGGGCAGAGGTTGATGCCTTTGGTCATAAAGAACACCACGCTCTATATGATGCACGTGGCAACAAATACGCATATAAACCTTTAGTGAGAGAACGCAATGGCTAATATTAAGATTAACGGTAAAGCAACTAAGACAAGAAAAGTAGCACCACGTACTAGTGCTATGCTTGATGAAAAGTACACAGGCGATGAGCCCAAGTGGGATACCAGCCGTGCCAAAAACATGCCGTTTGAAGAGTTTGATCATTTCATGCGTAAGAGCTTGAATTACTATAACTATTTCTACAGCCAAAAAGATTTAAAAAAGCACGTGGTTGCGTGGATGAAAGAAGTTAAAGACTTTGACGCCGACGAAATTCGTGCGTTTGAACGTGCCGGTGATCGTACAGTTAGTATGACCACTTGCGGACTTATCATGGCACACCGCCAAGGCATGCCTCTACAAGAGCGACATATTGAATTCATTGATGCTAACATTCTTGAAAGTATTAATAGCAAGAGTGCAGAAGAAGTTATTGAGGTTGTAGTAGAAGAAAAACCCAAGGCCTATGTTCCAACTATCCAGGACAGACTAAATGAAAAAACAGCAGACACAATTGGCGAACTCGAAGGACACTACGATGAATTTATTCGTAATCCTAAATATGACTTTAGTCCTTACAGCTATCTTGTGGCTAACAATGTCCCTCAGTCTCAACTAAGCAAGTACGAAGCAGTATATCAAAGTCGCTTTGACGAACTTAAACAGGCTTTTGAAAAGGCAGACGAGCAAATTACAGAAGGCTACAGTCATTATAAGACAGCTGACTTTAAGCGTATCTTTGCTTTTATTGATAAAATCTTAAACGATATTATTCAATACCGTGGAGTTAAAAAAGCTACTAAGAAAGTACGTGCTCCTAAGAGTGTGTCTAAGGAAAAGGTTGTATCTAAATTAAAGTACAACAAAGAAGACAAGGTACTGCGCTTGATCAGTATCAATCCCGCAGACATCATTGGTGCCCAAGAACTATGGGTTTATAACACTAAAACCAGGAAGTTAGGCAAGTATATAGCTGACAGTTTAAAAGGACCTCTAAATGTCAAAGGAACTGGCATTATTGGCTTCGATGAGCACCGATCCACGTCTAAAACACTCCGTAAACCTGCCGATACTTTAAAAGAATTTTCTAAAGCTACTAAGATAGAGTTACGTAAGTTCCTGGACAATATTAAAGCTACAGAAACCAAACTCAACGGACGCATTAATGCAGAAACCATACTACTTCGTGTCCAGTAATAAATATAGTATACGGAGTACTATATGGCCACACCATTTCCAAACGCAGTAACAGCCGAAACAGGCTATAATTCACATAACAACATTGACGCCAAATCGCTGTTTGACGCCAACACGGGTTCGCAGTCTGGAGCACACATTGCCTTTGATGGTAACCCTAATGTAAGTTTTCCCGGTGTTACAGATCCTAATTGGGAATATGGAAATACTACTGATAGTATTCGTGCTTCCATTACTGACTATATTCGTATGCGCCTAGCCGACGGTATTGTTGATGTTGAGCTAGATAAAGAACACTACGAAATGGGTATTACACAGGCTTTAATCCGTTATCGCCAACGTGCCCAGAATTCCACAGAAGAAAGTTATGCTACATTAAGTTTACTTCCAGAAACACAAGAATACATACTACCTAAAGAAATACAGCAAGTACGTCAAGTGTTCCGACGCGGAATTGGATCAGTAACAGGTACAAGTGCTAGTCAGTTTGAACCATTTGCATCAGGTTACTTAAACACATATATGTTAGTAGCAGGTCGTGTTGGTGGATTAACTAACTATGAAATGTTTGCTAGCTATCAAAAGCTAGCTATGACAATGTTTGGCGGCTTTATGAACTTTACATTTAATCCTGTTACTAAGAAACTAATCCTAGTTCGTAAAATGCCATATCAAGGTGCCAACCCTCCCCTAGATCAACAAGAGTCCGTTCTACTCTGGTGCTTTAATACCAAACC